GTGATGACGTGGACGCCGCCGATGGCGACGGCCGCGGCGGGCAGGGAGCTGACGGGGATGACCCGGCCGCGGACAACGAGCGCGGCGACGAGGGTGACGAGCAGCCCGACCACGGCGACCGCCGACGCGGTCTGCGTGGCGGTCAGGGTGACGATGTGGAACGCCGAGAGGGCGGTGATGATGATCGGGACGGCGCCGACGACGGCGGTGCCGATCATCACGGGCTCCGGGGTCGAGGCGGTCGCTGTCACGGGGGTGTCGGCCATGCGGGTGCCCTCCAGGGCGCGGGTCGAGCCCGGCCGGCGGGTGCCGGTCGGGTGCTGGTGGTGCGTAGGTCAGTTCTCGGTGGCGGGGACCGGGATGTTGCTGGCGCGGAGTGTCCGCTCAAGCACGTCGATGCGGCGCTCGGCCCGGTCAGCGCGGCGTTCGGCGGCGCGGACTCGTCCCTCGGCGTCGCTGGCCAGGGCTCGGGTCTCGCGGATCTGCTTGTACAGGTCGTCGATGAGTTCGCCCTGCTGCTTCTGCCGGGCCTGCACGCCCTCGATGTCACTGCGCGCGATGATCGCCGCGGCTTCGGCGTCGGTCTTCCGGGCTTCCGCGGCGGCCCTCAGGTCCGCGGCGGCTTTCACGGCCCGGGGCCGCCGGTTCTTGATCAGCCATCCGACCCCGGGGAGGGTGACCGTTACCAGGGCGATCAGGAACTGCGTGGCGAACTGGCCGACGTTCATGGGCGCTCGTCCACGTGCACCTCGCGGTCCGGGTCGCGGATCAGGCGGCCGACCCGGATGAGCGCGACGACCGCGACCAGCGTCTCGGCGCCGACCGGGTAGGACGCCCCGAACAGGACGTGCAGGGCCCCGGCGTGGGGGACGGTCGCCTCGTACCGGGCGGCGGTGGTCACGGTGACCAGCACGGTTGCGAGCCCGCCGATGATGCACGCGGCCAGTTCTGCGCCGTCCGCGAGCAGGATCGCGCCGACTGGGGTGCCCCGGACCCGGGTGAGGCGGTTCTGGAATCGCTCGACGAACAGGCTTGCGAGGGTGAGCCCGCCGGCGAACAGGAACACGATGGCGAGGATCCGCTGTGTGGTCAGGGAGTCCAGGACCGACACGACCGCGGGACTGCCGGTGCCGACGAGCGCGCCGACACCGAAGTACACCCAGGTGGTCCCCCAGATGCCGCGGAAGTAGTTCTGGGATTGCACCGGCCGGCTCGGCTGGGCCGGGGATGCGGGCGGTGGGACGACAGGTGCGGGGTCGGTCATGGCCGTGCCTCCTGACGGTCGTGGACGGGCGGACTGGTCAGGCGGCGCGGGCAGCGACCACGGGAATGTTCGAGGAGCTGCCGCCGACCGGCGATGACGCCGTGGTCGGCAGGGCGGTCTGGCTGGTGAGAACGAGCGCGCGGGACAGGGACCCGATGCTCAGGGTCGGCGGGATCCACAGGCCGGGTGAGGCGTTGGAGATCACCGCCACCAACGGCGCCGTCGTGGGGGCGGTGGTGGAGACGTACAGGCTGGCCATCCAGTACCGGGCCGGCTGCAGCGTGCCGGAGATCGTCAGCGCTGCCAGGCCGCCCGCGGTGAGCGGGACCGGGCCGGACACCAGCGGGCCGGCCGCGGTGTTCGGTGCGCCGCCGCTGCCGTCGTCGGGGTACAACCCGAGGGTGAACGTGGTCGACCCACCGACCTGGGCGGTGCCCACGTTGACCCCGAGCCGGTCGTAGGCCTTCGGGGCGGGGCCGACGTCCAGCGGTGAAAAGTACACCGACCCCGACGACAAGGTGTTGTTCGCCGAGGATAGGAAGTTGCTCGGGTGCTGCCAGGCCCCCGCGGGGGCGGTGTAGGCCGTCGGGATCGGGCGCGGGGCGGACGACTGGCCGGTCCCGTCCTGATAGGTGACGGGGGTCAGGGTGCGCATCAGCCGACGAGCGTGATCCGGTAGGCGGCGGCCGCCGGGGCGACAGCGAAGGTGACGACGCAGCTCGTGGTCGTCGGGAACGACACGTCGGCCCAGACCGCGACCCGGCTCGCGGTCGTGTCGGTGAGGGTGAAGTCGACGTCCTGCGTGTTCAGGGTGTGCGGGATGGTCAGCGTGGTGCTGGTGCCGTCACCGACGTTGAACGCCTGCTTGCGGGCGACCACAGACGGGTCGACCCGAACGGAGGCGGCGTCGGCAATGATCCCGGACCCGGCGACCACCGCGAAGGTCTGACCGGTCAAGGACAGGCCGGAACCGGCGGTGTAGACCGCGGAGCTGCCGCCGACCTGGACGAACGCCAGCGCCGTGGTCCCCGGGGTGATGACCTCCGAGGTGCCGTCCGCGGTCTGCGTCCAGACCGTGTCGTGGTTGGTGGTGCCCTCCGTGACGGTGATCGTGGCGCCCTGCAGCTGAGGACCGGTAGACAGGTCCGACGCGCGGGTCAGGGTGGCCGCGGATGCGGTCCAGACGTAGACCCCGTTCTCCGTCGCGGTCGTCTGGTTCTTCACGAGCACCCGGTCGTTCGCCAGGAGGGTGACACCGTCGATGGTGGCGCCCGGCGCGGTGAGGGAGACGTTGGTGGTCGACCCGGCCCGAGCGGACGTCTTCCACGACAGACCCCTGACGAGGGCCTGCGCCCACTGCATCGTGACCAGGTCGGTCGGCGCCGACGGGTCGGCGGCGTTGCTGGCCTTCTGGCCCTGCAGATCGACGCCGGTGAGGAACTTCTGTGCCATGACGGGTGCTCCCTAGGTGAGGACGACGGTGCCCGAGACGGGCGCGGGGAAGGCGACGGTGACGGTGGTGACGGTGGCGGTGATGTCGGTGAAGGTCCGAGCGCCGTCTATCCACAGCTCAACGCAGGGGAGACGCAGCAAGGGGTGCGGGACGACCCAGGATGAAGACGGCGTCGTCTGGTCGTGGACGTAGCCGGACCCAGCCGCCCCGGGCAGTCCTCCCGGTCCGGCCGGTCCTGCGACCGGCACGAGCACGACCGGGTTGGTGGTGGGCGGTGCGACGGTGACCGTGTTCGGCGGCGGGACGACGATGGTGATGACCGAGCCGTCCCGGATGACCAGCTCAGGCATCAACGATCACCGGACCCTTGTTGGAGAAGGAGGGCGTGCCGCCGTAGGTCGCCCGGGTCCGGTAGTGGCTGGTCCCGGCAGCGATGATCGCGTTGACCATCGCGACGTCCGCCGTGACGGTCGCAACAGCGCCGATCACCACGCCCGGCCAGATGACGGACCCGAACTCCATTTGCAGCGTCGTGCTGGCTGGGTATGGGGTGGGGGTGACCCGGTCCGGGAGCGTCGAGTTGTAGGTGACGGTGATCGGTTCGTCGGTGTTCAGCAGCAGGGGCAGCCGGGGGATGCGGTGGCCGATCTCGTCGCCGCTCACGTGTACTCCCGCACCCCGGTGGTGCCGTCCTCAAACAGGTTCCCGGTGGAGGTGACCCCGAGGGCGAGGTTCCGGGCGATCCCGGCCTGCGCGTACTGCCTGCCCGTTCCCTTCCCGAACCGGTTGTTCCGCACGGTCACGTTGGTGATCGCCCTGGCCGGGCTGGTAGTGCGGTCGGCGAAGTTCAGCCCGACGTTGCCGCCGAGGAACAGGTTCTCCTCGATGACCAGGCCATCGATGGCGCCGACGTCCGGCTTGACCAGCAGGCAGTCCTGGACCTCCCCGGCGGGGCCGCGGGTCGCGGTGCTCCCGTCCGAGTGCGGGTAGCCGAGCCCGTCGATGCTCGACGACGCCTCGTACGCGACGACCGTGTTCCAGCGGATGAGACCGCCGGTCCCGCCCTCCCACTGCACGAGGGTGTCGTTGTGCGTGTCGTGCGAGCTCGGCCAGGACAGCCCGCCCGGTCCGAGCCCGGACCCATCCGGTGCCGCGGACTGGTAGAACGGCCGGTCCGCGTAGCAGCGCTGGATGAGCACCCCGGACGGTGCGTCGGCCTGCCCCGACACCAGGTTGTACACCTCCATGTGGTCCACGACAGCCGAGAAGTAGCAGGCGTCCACGGTGAACCGGCTGCCGGTGAGCCCGTTCCACTGGCCGCTCGGCGACCGCGGTGCGAAGTCGCAGAACAGGAAGTCGGCGTGCCCGGGGTCCTGGAGCTGGCTGGCCCGGACCAGACCGATGTATGCACCGGTGCCCGGGGTGGGGCCGCCGGTGAACCGGCACCCGACGAACCGGTACTGCCCGGTCCCCGCCAGTTGGATGGCGCAATCGAAGATCACGTTGGTGTAGGTGCCGGCGGGCAGGGTCTGGCTGGTGGTCTCGGTGCGGGACGCCACCCACCCGCTGATCGCCGCGGTCCCCGCGTTCGCCTGCGTGGCACCACCCGCCTGGGACGGGGGGAACGGCGGCAGCGCAGGAGTCGAGGAGCTGGGCACCGTGAATGGGTACCGGGCTGTCCTGGTCGCGCTGCCCCGGGTCTCGGTGACCACCGCGACCAGGCTGGCCCCGGGGACAACGAGCGGGCTGGTCGCGGTGACGTCAGGCACTCCTGACCTCCAGGGTGAGCGTGGCGGCGAGGTCCGCGCCAACGACGGTCGCGGTGGCCGTGGTGTTGGTGACGGACACCGAGGTGATCACCAGCGGGCCGGGTCGGCGGTGGGCCAGCCGGATGTGCCAGAAGTCGCTGAAGAAACCCATCAGGTGGATCCCACGGGGGCGGTGCTCACGCCATCACCGGGAGCATCGACTCGACGGCGAAGGTGCGGATCGCGGACAGGACCGCGTCGCGGATCCGGTACTCCTCAGGGATGTCGCTGGTGGCCGCGCCGAACCCGTAGCCGGCCCTCGACGCCCTCGGGTCCTCCACATAGATGGCCGCGGCCCCGGTGGTGGTGTCAATCGTGGTGAACCCGAAGTCGCGGCCGGCGAACCCGACCGCGACCCGGTACTTGACCTCCGCGGCGGCGCCCGTGTTGGCCCAGGACAGGATCTGTGCGTCGGTGACCAGGTGACTGAGCGCCCACCTGGCACCCATGACCATCCGGTCCCTGGAGATCGCGTCGGCCGCGCCCGCCATTACCCCGGAGTAGTTCGTGCCGTCCCAGCGGTTGCCGGGGGCGATGTTGGTCTGACGCGTCCCTGGGCTGATTCCTACGCCGTAGTCGGAGCCGGTGACCACGTACCCGACGCCGATCTGGTGGGGGATCGCATCCCGGTACTTCGTGACGTCGTTGGCCGCGGTGGCGGCGTCGGCGGCGGCCTGCCACTCAGACACCGTGACCAGGCCGGTGAGCATCGAGTTCCCGCAGGCCCGGGCTCCCCAGCCGTACTTGAAGACCCCGGACCAGTGGAAGAAGTCGTCGCAGTAACCGCCGTAGGCCATGCAGTACAGGCCATCCGGGTTCGTCGTGCTGTAGCGGACCCCCCACATCTCCCAAAACGCCCAGCGGCTGATCCCACCGTCGACCCACGCGGTCCCCGACCAGGCCCACAGGTGCCCGGTGTCAGCGGTCACCCAGCCGTCGCCGGCGGTCTGGCCCGTGGTCGGCAGCGCCGCGTAGTTGACCACCGAGCCCTTGTGGACGGCATAAGCGATGGAGCAGTAGGGCTGGAGGATCGCGACGTGCTTGTCGTCTCCGGACGCCTCCATCTGGTGCTGCTGGCGGACCTTCTGCCCCAGCGCGTAGCTGCCCGCCAGCGGGGTCGACAGATTCCAGAGCCGGGTGGAGTCCAGGCGCGCGGTAATCGTGGTGACCTGCAACGGCTCCGGAGCTGGCGCACCGGTCCCGGTGGCCGCCGTCTCGAAGGTGACCGACGCCGGGTACAGGTACGGGAGTCCACCGGACAGCACGATCGAGGTGGCGCCGGCGACGGGCACGACCGGGTCCTCACCCTGGCAGGTGCCGCTCGCCCCGGCCGCGACGGCCGCCGTGAGGTTCGTGTCGATCGTCCACAGATAGTCGTTGGTCGCGGTCTGCTTGACGACCGACAGGACCTTGAAGGTGTTCGTCCCGAGGACCCACGGCAGGCCGGTGGCGCCGATGGTCCACCCAGACGGGAAACCCCCGGCCGAGACGAACGAACCGTCCCCGACCGCCGCGGCCGTCTTGACCTGCACGGTGCTAACAACCCGGGCGGGCATCGTCAGGTTGTTGTTCGTCCCCGGCAGCAGCGCACTCTGCGTCGGCAGCGGAACCTTCTGGAAGCGGCCCGCGAGCCCGGACACGTCGGTGCTCCCGAACAGGGCGCTCTGGTTGGACCAGCCGGACACTCCGACCCGAGAGGTCGGCTGGTTCGGGGGGACCACGTACACCGGGATCGAGAAGGTGCCCTTGTTGACACTCAGCTGGTACGGGTCGTCGTAGTACCCCTGGACCCCCGCCGCGTTGGCGGTCTTCGTGTACTTCAGCTGCCGGGCCGCCCGGGCGGCCCAGTCGCGGTACGAGTCGACGTCGGACCCGTCGAGGGGCCGCTGCCGGTTCATGAACGCGATCGGCGCGTGCATCCGCGCCTTGCTCGTCGGCTTGACCGTGGAGTCGCTCACGGGGATCGCCCACTGGGCACCGAGCTGCTGATGCCGGGCGTTCAACTCCTGGCGGGTCAGGACCCGGTTGTACAGCTCCACCGGCCCGATGTGCAGATCGGTGGTGGTGCCGCTGCCGTTGCCGGCCCGGTTCAACCGCAGCGTCGTCATCGTCGTCGGGAGCCCGCGGATGGTGACCGAGATGATCGACCAGTTGTTGGTGATGTCCTGGGAGCCGAGGCCGACCTCGGCGCCGTTGATCCACATCCGTTCCAGGCCTGCGCCGGACCCGCCGATAGTGTTGTTCGCCCACGGCTGGTTCCCGGGGGTGTGGGTCAGGTCGGTGAAGCCGGCGAGGATGTCGAACCCGGTGGCGCTGATGATCGCGGCCTGCGCGTTGGGCGCGACCGCCGTGGTCGTGTTCGCGCCGCCGGTGGGGGTCGGCTTCTGGACGACCGCGATGACGGTGACGTCGGGGCCGATCTTGCTGGCGTCCTGCTGCATCAGCACAGCGCCGCCGGTGAAGTCCAGGTAGGGCTGGCCGTTCGGGCCGTCCGTGCGGAACACGGGGGCGGGGAAACCCGGGGCGACGGTCATGTCCAGGCCGCCAGCGGTGTCGGGCAGGGTGGCGACAGCGGCGCCAGCGGTGAGGGGCATCAGGTCTCCTGATCAGGCGGCGTTGGCGGGGGAGTACGAGTACGTCGGGGCCCCGATGCCAGCCCCGGAGCCGGCAGCTGCGACGGTGACCGTGCCGGCGGTGTATCCGCGGTTCTGGGCGTCGGTGACCGCAGCGGCCTCGGTGGTCCCGTAGGTCCCGGAGTGGTCGATGTCGAGGTAGTGGTGGGCCTCGAACACGACCAGGGGGTCGGTGTTCCGGGGCGTCCCGGCGCCGGCCTGCCCGGCGGGGATGGTGGTGTACAGCCACGCGGTGGACCCGTTGAGGGCGGCCCAGGCGTGCGCGTTCCCGTAGTTGTACCCGCACACGGTGATCCGGGCGGGGGTCTGCCAGTCCACGGCCCTGATCGCCTCGGTGGCCCGAGACGAGGCGTCCTGCCAGGTTTCGTAGCCCTGGGTCTTGCCCGCGATGACGGTAAGGTCGTGCGGCTCGTTCGTCAGGCCGTAGCCCCACAGACCGGACGAGCCCTTGTACTGGGTGGCCATCCGGGACCAGAAGTCGGCGAAAGCGTCGGTCATGGTGCCCCCGGCGGGATTGGCCTGCCCGAGGTCCCGGATGCTCCCGTCGGCCAGGGTGTACTGGGCGTAGTTGTGCTGGTCGATGAGCACGGAGATCCCGGCGGCGGACGCCCACGCGAGGGCCTGGGTCAGCCGGGCCACCTCGGCGGTGTCCAAGGCGGCCCCGAGGGTGGGCTGGAGTCGCTCCCACCGCACGGGCAGCCGGACCAGCTTCACGCCCTGCGCGGAGAGGTAGGACCAGGAGCCCTGGGTGGGGTAGGCGTACTGCGCCCCGGCCGTGCCAGGCCGGGGGTTCAGCGGCGCTGACGGTCCAGCGTCCCCGAACTCCGCACCGGACAGGTTCACTCCCCGGGCCGCGCCGGGCCACCGCTTCACGACGTCGCCGACCGTGGTCGTCACGGTCAACGGATCGGACCCACCGGTGGTGTTCCGGAACGCACGGAGCCCGATGCTCCACTCGGACGCTGTCCACGCGGTCACCGCCAGGCCCGCAGCGTCGGCGGCGGCGTACCAGCCGTCCAGGGCCGTCGCCCACGCCGGGTCCGCGTTCGGGTCGTTCCCCGCGGAGGACTGGCCGGGGATCCCGATCTCCCCGATGAGGCCCTTGACGTTGTTCACGCCCAACCAGTCGGTGAACACCTTCAGCTCGGCGCGGCCCTTGCCGCCGACCGCGTCGAAGCTGATCGTCCTGGTGGTGGACGTCGGCGTCGGGGTGGGCGTCGGGGTGGGCGTCGGAGCGGACCCCGAGGAGACAGTGATCCCTGGGCGGGCCGACGGCGTGGTGTCCGCCAGCTGCGCGTAGGTCACATTCGGCTGGGTGTAGGTCAGCGTCGTGCCGGCCAGGACGTAGGTGACCGTGTACCGCAGCACCCGGACCGCGGCGCCCGCCGTCGGGTCCAGCGTCGCGTCGAACACGCCGGTCGCACCGTCCGGCCACTGCACGCCGGTGCTGTGGAGCAGCCACCGCTGGTCGCTGCTGTAGGTCAGGGTCCCGGTGGCCATCGTGTTCGGGTCGGACGCGGCCGCCAGCAGGACCGTGGACGTCGAGGCCTTCGTCCCGACCAGCGTCGCGAGCGCCGCGGCACCAGTTTCATCCGTCTGCATCAGGGTGCGGAGTTCCTGCAGCGTGTCGTACGTCGGGCCAGCGCCGCCGAGGACCCCGGAGACCGCTGTCGCGATCGCCGCTGTCTGGGCAGTGCTCACCGGCTTCGCGGCGTCCGAGGTGCCGTCCACGGCCGCGAGGAGGCTGCGGAGCTCGGCGAGCGCGGTGGTCAGCAGGTTGATGTCGGAGGCCGGTTCCCCGGCCAGCGGCGCCCGGAGCGCGCCGCCCGCTGTCGTCTGGCGTCCACCCGTGGGGATCGGTGCGGTGTAGGTGGGCATGGGGCTCCCTCAGTAGGACGGCGGGTAGGCAGGCGTGAACGTGGACCCCATCGCCGCGGCCGGCACCACCGTCACGGGAGCGGACGCGACGCTGGTGACCCCCGTGGAGTCGGCGACCGTGACCGTGACCGTGTACGTGCCGGCCGCGGCGTACGTGTGCGAGCGGGACGCGGCCCCCGACGGAACCGACGAGGTGTTGTCGCCCCACGACCAGCCGTAGCTGACGATCGGGTTCGGCCCCGTGGAGCCGGAGGCGTCCCCGACAACGGACAGGTCACTGACGACCGTGCCCATGCGGGCGGTGAGCGGTGCTCCGGGGCTGGCCGGGGTGACCGTCACCTCGGCGCTGGTCGCGGACCCGTTCGCGTTCGTCGCGGTCAACCGGTAGGCGTAGCTGGTCGGGTAGACCACGCCGGGGTCGGTGTAACCGGTCGCGGTGAGAGCGGGGGTCGCGACCGTCGCCCACGACCCACCGGACGGGCGCCGCTCCAGCAGCAGCGCGGTCAGCGGGCTCCCACCGGTGCTGATCGGCTGCCACGCCACGGTCGCCGAGTTCACACCCGCCGTGACCGTGAGGACCGGTGCTTCCGGGGCGGTGCTGGGCGTGACCTGCGCAGTCGCGCTGTCCAGGGCTCCGGCGCTGTCCCGGACCGTCACCGTCACCGTGTAGGTGCCCGCCGAGGCGTACGTGTGGGACGCGGTCAGCGACGGGCCCGCCGGGGTGGTGGTGCCGTCGCCCCAGTTCCACGCGGCCGACGCGATCGGTGATCCGCCCACGGTCGATCCGGCCGCGGACGCCGCCACCGTCGACCCGGTCGGGGTCACCGTCAGCGCCGCGGTTGGCCCGGTCATCGTCACCGGCGGGGATCCGGCGCTCCCGCTGACCGCGGGAGACAGGTCGAACAGGTTCACATCCCCCGGCCCGGGCAGCAGCCGCAGTGAGTACGCCCGGACCCGCTCCGCGGCGGCCCCCAGGTACCACTGCACCAGGTAGGCGCTTCCCGCCGGCCCGTCGTCCAGGGCCAAGGTGAGAGAGAAGCTGCCTGTGGCGTCCAGGTCCGCGCGGACACCGAGCGGCGCGATGATCGTCCGGCCGGACCCGATGATCTGCTCCGGGGTGAACGTCACGTAGCCGGGGGTCGGCTGGGTCGTCGGGTCCTCGAACCTGCCGACGATCCGGCGGGTCGTGATCGCCATGGTCAGCTCCTCATGCGGGGGGCGGTGGGGCCGGCGGGGTGAGGGCGTCCATTCGGGCCGTCAGCGTGGACATCTCGTCCGACAGGGCCGCCGCCTGCCGGCCGGCCGCGGCGACAGCGTCCGACGCCGCCGACGCCGCCCGCTGGGCGCTGTCCGCGGTCGCCGCGATCTGCACCAGCGCCGACCGGACCTCCGTCACCGCCGTCGTGAACTGCACCCCGAGAGAGTCCGCGAACGTCTTCAACGCCACCGCGCCGTTCACCGCGGTCTCCACCTGCAGCAGGCGGTCCCCGAGATCCGCGGGTTGCACCGGGAACCGCTGCCCCCCAGCCACGCCCGTGTCCAGGTACAACGTGCCCAGGCCGGTGGGGGCCTGGAACCTGAACAGGCCGAACTGGTCCGCGGTCACGTGGTCGGTGGGTACTCCGTCCCCGTTGATCAGGTCCACCACCCGGTTCCCGTCCACCGGCGCGTCCCACACCGACGCCGTCGCACCCGGGGACCCCGCGCCGGCCGCTGTCAGCTGGTCGGCCGGTCCGCCCCCGTACGACCGGTACGCGGTCACCCGATCCCCGCGGGGGACAGGTCGAAGTACAGGCCGGCGACCAGGCCCTGGCCGACCGGGCCCTGCACGAAGATCTGCACCGTGTCCAGGTCCCCGAGCTGCACCAGCCGGGACAGGCCCTCCGTGGCCGGTTTCCCGAAGCTCGTCTGCCCGCGGACGTCCATCACCAGGCCGCCCTGGTCGGCGCGGCCACCGGAGTTCTGCCGCACCATCACCCGCGTTGCCCCCAGCGTCGCGTTGCTCGCGTAGTCGAAGGTCAGCCCGAAGTTGACGCAGAACAGGCCGGCCCCGCCCACGGGGATCTGCCAGCCGTACGCGGCGGGGAGCATCCCGTTCTCCACCACCACGCCCGCGGTCAGCGGCGGCCCCCAGAAGTTCCCGTCCGGGAACGTGTACCCGGTCGGGCAGTGCGCGGTCCCCAACGGGCGGGTCACCGCCGACTCCACGGACGCGGCGAGCCGCTGCGTGTCCCCCGGGATGTCCGGGGCGTTCGCGTAGTCCGGGGCGACAAGCCCCAGCTTCGGTGTGGTCGCCATCAGGGTCCTTTCGTCAGGCCAGGCCGAGGATCGGGCCGAGGATCAGCAGCGACCCCTGGGGGCCGCGGTGCACGAACACGGCCTGGCCGGCCGCGATGGTCATCGGCCCGCATGTCGGCGCCGCGATCGGGTCGCCGCCCACCGCGGGCACGACCAGGTAGTTCCCGGCTGGGTCCTTCCCAACGCATGTGGCGACCTGGTGGCAGCACCCCGGGTCCGGTGGCTGCTGCGCCCGGACCAGCGCCCGCAGATGCGGCCGAGGCGCGGTCACCGCCGGACCCCCCGCGCGAGCACGCCCTTCAACATGTCCGCGTAGGTGGCGTAGCGACGGTCCAGCTCCTGGTAGCTGTTCGCTTCGGCATCCAGGTCCACGTAGGTGCGGGCCGGACCGATGTCGTCGGTGGCCGCGCCCACCGCCCGGCACGTCCCCGTCATCCCCGTCCCGTCCAGCGGCTGCGTCAACGTGTCGATCACATGCGCCTCAGCGGTCCTGGACATCCCCGGCAGCTCCCGGAACACCACCCCGACCGAGTCCAGGACGTCCAACGCCGGATGGCCGATCGCCGTCCACGTCACCTGCGACTGCAAACCGATCTTGCGGGCCAGCACCGACTGCCCCATCAACCTCGCCTGATCCGCCGTAGTCACCAGATCACTGCTCACCGTCAGCGGCGCCACCATGAACGGGCCGCCCACGAACGTCGGTGACCTCGGGTCCACGTCCTCCACCACCACCGGCCGGAACGGCGGGACCCCGCTCGTGGACGTCGACACCACCCGGATCCGGTTCCTCGAGTACTGCCGGGTCCGGGACCGGTCCGCGCTCATCAGCACACCGTTCTGGCCGTAGTCCACCAACCAGTCCACGGCCCGCGGGTGCGTCGGCAGGTCCCGGATCTCCGCGACCCCGTCCGCGGCGTACGCAACGTCCACCCCGATCGCGTCGGCCAGGCTGTAGATCGCCGCAGCCCGGTCCGGGCCGTACAGGAACGCGGCGCGGGGCAACTCCGCGTCCCGGCTCGTCAGCACCCGCACCGGCGTGCCACCCGGGGCGAGCAACCGGACGATCTCCTGGACGAACGTGTCCGACCGGGGCCGTTCCGCGTCGTCGAACGTGGCCTCCTGGATCACCACCCACCGGTCCGGGCACGTCAGGTTGATCAGACCACCGGAGTAGGAGATCTGCTCCGTGTCCACCCGGAACACGCCCATCGGCAGGTACTCCACAAGGCCACCGAGGTACCGGGGGCCGCGGAACACCCGCACCCACGCGCCGGCCGGTTCCAGCGCCCCCCACTCCGACCCGGTGTTCTCCACCGCCAAGGTCAAGGTGCGGCGCACACCCTGCGCGGCGGTGATCGCGACACTCCCCGAGTCCACCCGGTGCACGAACTCCCGGCCCTGACCGATCTGCGACGTCACCTTGTTCAGCAGGGGAACGCCACCCGAGCGGATCGCCCGGTCGAAAGCCTCCGACCGCGCCCACATCAGCTCGGCGTCCCGGCCAGCATGTCCAGGTAGCTGGCGTAGCTCGCGTTCAGCGCCGTGTAGGTCAGCTGCTCGGCGTCCAGATCCGCGTAGGTCCGCTCCGGCTGCTGCGGGCCGTCCGGGCGGTCCACCACCCAGAAAGGGAAGTTCCAGATCCGGGTCTGCGACGTGCCCGTGGCCGCCGGGTTGTCGATCGTCGCGGAACCCAGGTACAGGTAGGAGTGGGTGATGTCCCAGCCCCAGCTGAACGGGGAGTCGAACAGCAGCGGCACCTGCGCGTTCGTCAACGCCAGCAGGCGGACCACGTCGGACTGGTCGAAGGTGTACACGGCCAGGGTGCCTTGCAGCTCCTTGCGCCCGCCGTCCGGGACGATCACCGGGGTCGCCCGGCCCATCACCAGGTTCACGGCCTCACGGGTCGGCCTGTTCAGCCCCGTCAGGGACTTCACCACCGGGCTGAACGACAGCGCCGGGGACGCGGGGTGCCGCAGCCACGGCTCGGAGATCCACAGCGTCACCGGCGCCGACACCACCGACGCGCCGGACTCCGACACCGCCCGGTACGTGCACGGCTTGTCCGTCCACGACTCGTAGTCGGCGGCGATGATTGTCCCGCCCGTCGCGGGAGCGGGGCTCGCCGCCCGTACCGGGCGGATCCTGCCGTCCGGGTCCGTCCGGTACACGGTGATCGACGTCGCACCCGGCACCGACGCCTGGATCAGCACCCGCGGTGGCAGATGGTCCGGTTGCGGCGTGACCACGATCGGCTGGGCGACGGTCGTGCCGGCACCGGACGGGATCGCCACGTCTCACCCCGTCCCGTAGCCCAGCAGGGTCGCGTGCGCCTCGTGGTCGGCGTCGATCTCCACCCTGACGATGTCCTTCAACTCGACGTCGCCGATGAAGATCCGCGCGTTCAACACCGGGGTGGCCGGCCGGTCCGCGGTGGCCACCGGCGACGGTGAACCGACCCGGGCCATCGCCGCGGTGAACGCCCGCTCCTGTACCGGGTTCAGCACCTGCTCGGGATGCCCGGACAGGTTCACCCCGAAGTCGCCGTGCTTCATCCGGCCACCCAGGTCGTAGCCGTGGCCCTGGCCGAGGTCTGACAGGTTCGGGTTGCCCCCGAACTTGTGCGAGTCGTAGTTCACGCCCGCGTAGATGCTGGCGTGCGGGTCGTACTGCCCGGCCGACCGGTAGGGCCCTGCGTAGGCGTCGAAGGTGGTCCGGATCACCTGCATCAGGCCCCGGGCGAGGTCCCCGGAGGCGTTGTTGACGTCCCCGATGTTCCCCTGGGTCGCGTTCGGGTCGCCACCCGACTCCGTCTGGATCTGCCGGAGCACCCGGGTGATCAGGCCACCCGACTGGGACAGGCCCAGCTCCCCGAGGGTGCTGCCCACCAGCGGTGCCCACCGGGTCACCGCGTCACCCGTGGGCATCCCGCCGGGACCAGTCGGCCCGCCCGGGGAACCGGGCCGGGCACTCATCCCCGGGATCCGCCCGTACCGCGCGCCCGGCCAGATGCCCTCCTCCCGGACGAACGCACCCGTGTGCGGCGCGTCGATCATCCGACCGCCACCCGAGTCGATCCCCACGTGACCGGCCGGCTGGTCGAAGAACACCAAGTCCCCGATACCCGCCGACCGGGCCGGCGCCGGCGACGTCCACGCCTCCTGCTGAGCCGCCGTCCGAGGCGCGTGAATGTTGAACTTCCCCAGCACGTACTCGACCAACCCCGAGCAGTCGAACCCCCCCGGCTCCGTCCCACCCCACAGGTACGGCACCCCGATGAACTTCCGCGCGGCCGCCACGATCGCCGGGCCGTCCGCGATCCCACCGCCGCCGCCGGTCAGCGACGACAGGGCGCCCTTCAGGCTGTCCAACACCTCGCTGATCGCGTACTTCGGGACCGACTTGACCAGCTCCGCCATCTGCCCGCTGGCACCGCCGAGGGAACTGCCCATCACCTTGGCGACCAGGCGGCCGAGCATCGCCCCCGGGTCCGTCAGCGCTGACATCACGTCCTCGCCGGCGTGCTTCACCGAACCCCACACGCTTTCGATGCCACCGACCAGACCGCCACCAGCGAACCGGTCCCCGCCGTTCCCGATGCCACCGTTCATCGCGACCAGCTCCGGCAGATGCCGCCGGGTCGCCCGGGCGTTCACCACGAACTCCCGGCGGCTCAACCGGGCCGGGATGCTGTCGGAGGTATCCGTGCCCGGGCCGTCCACCAGACCGCCCCGGGAGAACCCCTTCGGCAACGGGATCGGGTCGATGTGCGCGGACGACCCGACCTTCCCCGAGATCCAGTTGAACGCCTTGATCAGACCGTCGTTCAGGACCGTGTTTACGACGAACTTGATCGGTGCCTTCACCAGCGCCTGCAGACCGTCCCAGGCCAGACCGATCAGCTTCACCGCGCCCTGGACCGCGCCCACCAGTTCGACCTTGAACGCCGACCCGAACATCGTCAGCATCGGGTGGATCCACTTGTCCCACACGCCCTTCAGGCCCGTGCCGAGCTCGAGGAACCGGCCGCCGATGTACCCGAACACCGGGGACAGGACGTTGCTCCACAGCCACTTCGCGATCGTCGCGACCGCGTTGAAGACCGGACTGACGTAGGTGTCGTAGAGGGCCTTGATCGCCGGGAACACGACCTGTGTCAGGACGTCGTGGATCAGCAGCGCCACCGCCTGGATGGTGTTGCCCATCCAGGTCGCGAGCGCCCCGACGGAGTTGAAGTAGGGGCTGATCGCGTTGGTCCACAGCCACTTCGCGGCGGTGGCGACCGCGGAGATCGCGACCTCGATGCCGCCGAAGGCGGGCAGGATCGCGTTCTGCCACAGCCACACGGCGAGCTTGCCGGCCTCCGACATCGCGGCACGGATGCCGTCGAAGGCGGGGTGGATGGCGTTGTCCCACAGCCACACCGCGAGCTTCCCCGCCGCTGTCAGCGCCGGGTGGATCGCGTTCTCCCACAGCCACAGCACCCCGTTGCCGAGCTCCACCGCGGCAGCACGGACCGCCTGGAAGGCGGCCTGCACGATGTTGTGGAAGGTCTGGGAGTGCTTGTAGGCGTAGACCAGGGCCACCCCGAGGGCAATGATCCCGGCCGCGATCAACATCCAGGTCTTGGCACCCGACACAACCTCGGCGGCTGCGACCGCAACACTGAGCACGCCGAACGCGGCCGCAACCGCAACGACCCCGATCGCCACCGGCTTCAGCCACGCCATGTTGGCCTGGGCGAACGCGGTCACCTTCGGGACCGTGTCCGCCAGCCACGTCGCCAGCCGAGTCAGCGGTGGCAGCAGCACCGTCCCCACGGTGATCGCGGTGACCTTGATCGACTCCTTGAATCGGTCCAGTTGGACGTTGAAGGTCTGCTGCGCGGCCTTCCAGGCGTCGATGTCCTTGCCGTTGTGCCGGGCCGCCCGGCCCACGTCGGCGGTCGTCCGCGCCAGGTAGCCCGCGGACCCGCCGGTCAGCTGTAGCGCCACCTGCAGGCCCGCCGCGCCACCCATCATCTTCTGCATGGCCGAGACGTACGTCGGGGACGTCTGCTGGCCGTGCAGCAGCTGAGCGTTGAAGCCCTTCGATCGGTTCTCGGCGGACGCCCACTGACCCAGCAGGGAGGCTGTCGGCGCCGGGAGCAGCTTCACCTCGGACCGGTAGTTCTTCAGGCTGAGCTTGCCGGACTCGTAGGCGCTGGCGATCTTCTGCGCGGCCGGCGGAAGGTTGTCGAACATCTTCGCCGCGTCGGCAGCGGCCGTCTTGCTGCCGTTGAACGTTGCCTGCAGGGCCACGCCCGCCGGGCCCATCTTGGCGTAGATCGCCTGCGACAGCATGTCGATGGTCCCCGACAGGCCGCGCTTCCCGAGGTGGGTGCTGACGTCCTGGGCGTTGATTCCGAACCGGGACATCATCTGCGTGGCCACGTTGTTCGGGGCCTGCAGGCTGCGGATCGCGAACGCGAGGTGCTGGGTCGCCTCGTCCGCGCTGGTGCCGTGGGAGGTCAGGGTCGCGATGGCCGCGCCGACCTGGGCGAAGCTGAGGCCGGCCTTGGAGGCAACCGGGAGGACTGTGCTCAGCGACTGGGAGAAGTTCTCCATCGTCGTCTTCGAGGCGCCCGCCGCGACCACCATCTGGTTCATCACCGAGTTCGCCTGCGAGGCCGGGATGTTGTAGGACGCCATGACCGAGGTCAGACCGTTCGTAACGACCGACAGGGAAGCGTTCTCGTCCTTCGCTCCCTGTGCCGCGGCCTTCAACACCATCAGGCCGTCTGCCCCGCGGTGGCCGGCCTTCTCCATCACGTACATGCCCTCGGCGAGGTCAGTCGTTGAGGTGCCCGTCGACACGGCGAGGGTCTTGATCCCGTTCGAGACCAGGCCGAGGTTGCCCTGCGCCTCACCGCCGGCCGTGACCAGCAGCATCATCTGCTTCTGGAAGTCCCCGGCCTCCTTGATGCTGTGGGAGAGGAAGTCGACTGCGGCGAAGCCTGCGAACAGCCCACCGAGCCCCAGCACCTGCTTCCCAACGCCGCCGATCCCCGAGGACACCTTCCCCAGGCCCGTCTGGGCGACCCCACCCATGCGGGCCATGCCCGTCTGGGTCTCCACCGCCGCGCCCGCCGCGGCCCGGCCCGCCCGGGCCTGCGCCACCTCAAGCTGCCTGGCCGCGGTCACCGCGCCCGTCGTCGACGTCGCCGACCCGCGGACCGCCGTGGCGAGGCGCTCCTCGGCCGCGGCCATGCTCGCCGCGGACGCACGCCCGGTCGCCCGCAGCTCGTTCAGCCGCAGCTCGGCGACCCGGACCGTGCCCGCGGCCTTCGCCTCCCGGTCCCGGGCCGACGCGACCTTCGCGGACGCCACTGTCACCGCCGCCGCGGCCCGGTCCGCGGACCCGCGGACCTCCGCGCCGAACCCAGCCATCCCCGACCGCGCCGAGGAGGTCATCGCCTGGGAGAACTCCCGGCCCGACGACGCACCGAACGACGACAGGTTGATCCTGGCACCCTCGCGGACCGAACTCGCGAACGTCGCCATGTTCGGCAGGACGTCAACCCACACTGCACCGGCACGTGCCACGAGCTCACCTCCCCGGCGTCATCTGTCGCATCACGTCCCGCATTGCCTCGTCTGCCTTGGCCGTCGCCTTCGCGGTCTGCGCGGCCACGTCCGCGTCACCCGGCCGGAGCACCAGCGGCGGCCACGTCACCGTGTGCGGCTCGAAGTTCATCGCCCTCGTCAGCTCCACCAGCTGCCCCACCCGATCCACCAGCGCCGCCGTCAGGAACTCCCCGGCCCGCCAGTCATGACCCGCTACGGCCCGGTGCACGGCGCTGTCCGGGGGCAGGTTCTCCACCAGCACCCGCAGCTGACGCAGGCTGGTCCCACCACGCCAGTAGTCCGCAATCTTGTCCTGCCCGGTATGGAAGATCAGCGCGGCCTCGACGGCCTCCGGGTGATCCCCCAGCACGGTCAGGATCGAGTAGGGCGACCGTTCATGCGAGCGGTGCTCTCCCGCTGCACGATCCCCACGATCCGCACCACCTCGTCGGCCGCGTCGTCCTCGTCGCCGTCGAACTGCTCCGTGAGCTTCGCCATCTGCTCCTTGCCGAGCAGTGCTCTCGCCACCGGCCGGGAGTCCACGGTGTCCTCGTCAACCGCCAGGAGATCATCCCGGACCGACCGCGGGTAGAACATCGGGTGCGGCCAGTGCAGGGTCTCCCCGCTGTCCAGCTGATACTCGATCTGGTCCGAGCCGACCGCGTCGACCATCTGCTGGCGGGCGGTCTCCCGGGTGAACTTGTTCCTGCTCCGTGCCATGCCGGTCTCCTTCTGTGGTGGGCCGTGGTGGGCCGAAGGGTGGGGGACGGCGGGCCCACCACGGCGCCGTCCCCCACCCGCTCACAACTCAGACAACCGGGGCCACGGCGGCTGGGACCGCCGCACGCGACGCCCACCCGACACCCCCGATGAAGTACTGCGAGTCGGTGCCGTACGCCTTGTCGAAGTAGCTGTCGAAGGTGACGTCGTAGGTGGTGCTCTGCGCCCGGTTCCAGACCTCGTTCCCGACGGCCATCACCTTGACTCGCGGGAAGAACCTGGCGGCCAGGATCTGCCGGGTCGAGTCGTAGCCGAGCAGCAGCGCCCGCCGCTCCGGGTTCGACCCGTCCGTCACATGCTTCAACGCCACCGGCCCGCCCAGGACCACCTCGTTGAACCGGTGGAACTCCTTCAGCGCGATCACGGTCGCGTTGGTCTCCTTCAGGATCACCTTCGGTGAGAGGTAGTCCGACTGCACGTCGGAGCGGATCTTCGTGTTCCGCTGCCACCCGGTCTGGTCGGTCATAGTGATGGCCCGCTGGACGTCCACGCCGCCGCCGTCGGTAATCCCCGCGTTGTGGTAGCCGGGGGGAAGCGGCGCGAGGGTCCCGTCCGCCGCGAACGGGGACTGGATCAGTGGCGCCTCGATGTCGGCGACAAACAGGCCGCCGGTGGTGAAGGTGAGAACCAGCTCGTCGTTCAGGTCCGCGAGCAGGGTGGCGATGTCGGCCATGTTGCCTCCGGTGAGACGGACCCAGCTGGGTCAGGGGATCGTGCGAGGGTCGGGCGGGAAAACTGGGTCAGAAGACCTGGGTGTTCGCGGCCTCGCCGAGGATCCGGCGGCGTTTCACGTTCGTGTCGCCCCACTCGATGGCGGTCGCGTCCTGGTGGTCGGCGACCACCCGGGAGAACGGCCGGCCCTTCGGGCGGACACCGTCCTCGATGCGCAAGGACTTCTCGTACTCGTCGAGTTTCGCCTGCCCCGCCAGGGCCTTCGCGCGGGCAAGGATCGGAACGGCGGCGTCGTGCAGGGCGGCCTGGACCTGATCGGAGCGCATCACTTCACCGATGCCCTGGAAGTCCGCGACGAACTCGAACGCCATCAGGCCCTCCCCGTCGCCCTCGTCGTGATCTGGTAGGTCGAGATCGCCCGGAACACGCCCGGGTTGTTGTAGGGGACGGACGCGGGCGGGTCGCGCGGGAGGACAAGGTCCACCCCGTCCAGGTTCACCAGCACCGCGTGACCGCGCCCCGCCAGCTGCCACATCGCCGACCGGTCCGCGGCGAACCACGACACGTCCAGCAGGGACTGCTGCTCGACGACACCGTCACCGCCACCACCCGGGACCTGCTGCACCAGTGCCATCGGCAGCCGGCGCTGCATGTCCGGTCCCGTCTCCGTGTCCGCCTGCACATCGGGCAGCGCCGCCCGGAGAGCAGCGATCACCAGGCCCTCCAGGTCCGGCCACACGTTCGCCGGGTGGGTGAGACCGGCCACGGCTCAGCCCTCCCAGCGCTTCAGGTACGCCTCGACGTGGTGGGGCCGGCCGTTCGGTCCCGGCCAGGTCGCCGGGTCACCGTCGACCTGCAGGTCCAACGGACCCTGCCGGACCCGATCCGTGGCAGCGATGTCGGCGCCGGGCGGGGCGAACAGCGCCCACCGGGTGATCACCTGGTCCGCTGATGCCGTGTTCGACTCCGTGGAGGTGACGCCGCGCAGCGGCTGCAGGGAACAGCCTGTGATGTCGTGCTGCGAGGTCGGGCCCGGGGTGTACCCGTGCTGGTCCTGCACCGGCTCCCCGGGTCGGACCACGGTCACCGTCTGGCACATGGCCGGCGGCAGCCTGTTCACCGCATCACCGGGAGCCTGTACCGGGCCAGCACGGCCACCTCCATAGCCGTCAGACCATTGCCGTCCGTGGCCCGCGAGTACGTCTCGCTGGTCTGGATCCCCCCGACGTTCTCCAGCCGCTGCGCGACCTCCGACGGGGCGGTGATCCGTTCCGCGACCGAGCAGGTCACGGCCTGCAGCTCGGGCGGCACGTCCTGGTACCCGCCGCTGTACGTCACTGCGACCCTGCCCAGCCCGGGAGGAACCGCGTTGGCGGTCGCCGGGCGCCCATCGAACCCGTGCGTTCCGTACATTCCGAACCCGCCCCAACGGGGCCACGTGCACTGCACCATCCCCGCCGTCGACCACGTCCACGACGCCGGCTGCAGCAACGGCAGGCCGTACCAGTCCACGCCTTTCACCACCACGGCCGACACGTCCGTCAGCTGAAGCGACGGCACCATCAGCAACTGGCTCCCGTTGCTGTCCAGGACCACGGTCTGGTCGACCACCGAGGTGATCTCCCAGCCGCAGTAGGCACGGACGATCCCCGACGCGGCGGCCAACACCAGGTAGTCGATCCCCTCCCGCCCAGTGATGGAGACGAACTCCCCGCTGGACAGGAGGGGATCCACTCGTCAGCCCTTCGTCTCGGCCTGCGCCTCGGCGGTCGTCACCGGCACCTCGCCGGGGCGGGTGACGACCTTCGCTTCCACGGTGGTCCTGATCTCGGCGTCGGCCAAGATGTACAGCGGCCGGACCTCGTCGTCGGTGTCCGTGGCCGGGTGCCCGGTCAGCGCCTCGAAGTCGTCGGGGTGATGTGTCGGCATGCGCGTCTCCTTCCAGGGGATGTAAAATTTCGCTCAGTTCCCCGGGGTACCCCCGAAAGAGCGAACTCGAGCGCTACCGCAGTGGGACGGCGGGAACCAGCCCCCGCAGGCGTGTGCCTACGGGGGCTGTACTCGCTTAGGCTGGTGTCTGAGAGCCGGTCGGGGTATGGTCCTACCTCAACAGCCCCTCGGAGGTACCTCGGGGTGGGCGGGTGGTCGGCAGGCTGCCTGTTACTTACCTGCCGAAGCGGCTACACCTCAGCGGGTGTGGCCGGGTGCAAGTCAGCCCCGACGGGATCCCGTCGGGGCTGACTTGTCTAGAACCTCCGCCCCCCGGTGAGGGGGCGCTGCCCAGTCGCACTTGAGGCGCCCGACCGGCGGCGCCAGGGCCAGTAGCCCTTGCTGGCACCGACGGTAGAGGACACACTCAAACAAAGGCAACCGATCAGGCCCACGTGATCGTGACCTGCCCGAACGCGCCGGGCCTGTAGATGGCCAGCGCCAGGCGCTCTTCCGCGCGGACCGCGATCAGGTTGCGGCGGAAGTCGTCCTCGTTGCTGTTGGTCATCTCCACGGTGATGCCCTGCCGGCGGAAGATCTGCCCGCCCTGGCGGAACGCGCCCACGATCGGGGCGTTCAGCGGCGCTGCGGTGGTCTGCACCATCCGCAGGCCCCACAGGCTGTCGACGTTGGAGAAGCCGCCGTTGCCGTACGCGCCGGTGAACGGGCCGCCCGCGTAGTACTGGTTGTTCTTGTCCTTCGCCAGACGGATGTTCTGCCAGTCCACCGGGTTGATCAGGCAGGCGTCCGGCTCCATGAACTGGTGGGTCCGGATGTAGGTGACCTGCTGGTAGATGGCGTCCAGCGCCTGCGTGGGGGTCGTGGTCGCGGTGGCCGCCACGATCGCCGGCGACAGGCCCGTCCGGCTGAGCAAGCCCGTCACGCCCGGGTACCCGGTGCCCGAGATCAGCTGGACCTCCTCCTGGCGCTGGACCCCGAACACCAGGCGCCCGTTCAGGAACGACACCGCCTGTGGGACGTCCTGCACCATCTCGTCCGTCATCTTCATCGTGTTCGCGATCTTGCCGACCTGCTCGGCGGTCCGACCGAAGGCGTCATCGGACAGCGGCTTCAGCGCGCCCTCGGCGACGGCGGCACTGTTGTCGTTCCACGTGGTCTCCTTGACGTAGGAGATCAGCGGGGAGTCGGTCGTGCCCTGCGCGAAGAGCTCCGCGACCAGCAGCTGCTGGAACAGCATGGGCACGATGCCCGGCAGAAACGTGGGGGTCGCGATCGCCCCCGCGTTCCCGTTCAGGAACCCACCGACCGGCGTGGTCCCCTCCGTGATCACCGCCGCCGGGGCCTTTGTGCCCAGCTCCATCGCCGCCACGAACCGGGATCCCTTGTGGTTCACGGCCGATGCGTACGTGTCCGACGCGACGATCTGCTCACCGAGGCTCTTGGTACTCAGGTCAGCGGGGCCCGCGGCCTTCTCCTCCGGCGCGGTCTCCCCGGCACCGATCAGGTCCAGCGCCCGCTGGTGGACGGCCAGGGTGCTGTAGTGGCCCTTCATCTCGGTTTCGAGCTGGTCCAGGGCGACGTTCTTCTCATCGGCCGAACGCGCGGGGTCGGTGACGATCTCGTTGGCTTTGCCGGCGAGCCGTCGGATGGCCGACTTCGCCTCGATCACTGCGGACATGGTCCGCTCCCTTCCGTTACTCGTACGCGGATGCCTGCGCTAACAGGCTGAAGCTGCGGACCCGCAGGGCGATCAGGCTGTCCTCGTCGGCGTCCACCGAGCGCACAGCGGCGGCCGAAGCGGCGTCTGCGGTCTCAATGGCGGCGGAGTCGTCCTGCTGTTCGTCCGAATCGGGATCTGGCACGACGATTTCGAGGATGTCGACCTCGGTCGCGTCGTTGTTCAGGGTGACGACGACGCCGTCGTCGGTGTAGGTGCGTCGGAACGTGTCCGCGTCACCGGAGTAGGGGTCGGACAGGTCGTACACAAGGGTCCCGCCGGCATCACCGGGGATGACGCCGCGCAACCACGCCCATCCGCGGCCGCCCGTCTCGTCCTGCAGGGCGTCCTGCACCCGGGCCTGCAGGGCCTCCACGGACCCGACGATGCTCTTCGTCTGCCGGACCAGGTTCTTCGCAGTACGGGTCGGCGCCGACTTCCCGGTGCCGTCGCCGTGCTCGGCCCCCAAGGCGACCGCATGGTCATGGATCGACTGGATCCTGCCCGCGTCGGCCTTGGAGTTGCGCGCACCGGCCTTCGCGCCGAACTCCTTCGCGGCCAGGACGACGGCCTCCCGGTTGCTGGGAATCGCGACGAACGCGCCGTTCAGCAGCTCCCGGGACACCGACTGCGATCCGTCCTTGCGCGTCGACTTCTCCGTGAGGAACGCGACGCTGGTGGTCCGTATGTGCCCCTCCTTGACGAGGGTGCGGACCTCCTGTGCCCTCGGCAACGACGAGTAGGTGCCGCGGACCACGAGGTTCCCGGTGACGTCTTCCAGCTCCGGCCGCCCGGAGCCGACGGTGCCCGCGACGGACATCAGGTGGTCCTGGTCGAAGGTGATGTGATCCGGCAGCGGTGTCTTCCAGTCCCCCGGGAGCAGGGTGTCCCCGTCCCGGTCCTTCGTGGGGGAAGACAGGATCACCTCGAAGCCACCCGGGAAGTCCTGGTCGTCGCCGACCGGGCGGATCGTGGCGTCCTTCGTCTCGACCTTCACGGCGACTCCTTGTCCTGGGTGGCGACTGTTTCCAGCTCCGCGAGGCGTTGTGTGACCCGACCACGCAGGCCCATCAGCGCCCGATCCGCGCCGACCCCCTTGACGGGGGCCGACGCTGTCTGCCGGGCCTCCGCCGCGTGCGCCTCATCGATCGCCTGCTGAGCTTCCTGGTTGTCCGCTTCGGTGCCCATCGCGGTCTCCGTGACGGACACACGGCGGTTCGGGTCGCCCAGCGGCTGCAGCGCCGCGTTCGCGTACAACAGGTCTGCCCGGCTTCCCGCGTCCTCCAGGTCGAACAGGACCCGTGCCTCGCTCGGCTTCATCACCCCGGAGAGGACCAGCTTCTGCACGGCTGCCGCGCGGGTCTCGAAGTCGCCTCGCAACACCTCGTCGAGCGCGAACGTTGCCCGCTTCGCGCCGGTGGCCGCGAACTCGGGCCGCAGGTAGTAGTCGACGACCGACTCGAACTCCTCCAGCCGCGGTGCCATCGTGTCCCGGTACATCGAGCGCATCTGCTCGGTGATGTTGGAGAACGTCGCGTGATCCAGGATGTGCACCACCGGTGGTGGGACGTCGAACACCATGCAGGACTCCTGCATCCCCAGCTTTCGGGTCTCCACGTACTGCATGTCCTCCGCCGTCAACTGGGTGACGATCGGCTTCAGGCCTTCCTCGAGGACGAGGCTGCCGCCCATGTTGTCCGCGCCCGAGTGGTCCGCCTCGATCGTCGCCTTCAGCCGGCGCACAGCCGCGTCGGACAGCTTCTGGTCGGTGCTCAGCGCGAACGACGGCCGGGCGCCCCGCTTCCACCAGCTCGCGGTTGCCCGCCGGGCCGCGTCCTCGTTCAACAGGGTCGACCGCAGCGGCTCCAACCGGGACAGGCCGCGCATCAGGTTGTCCGGGTTGAACCGCAGGAACGGCACCACGTCCCCGGCGGGCGCCCGGAGCAGTCCGGCTGACGCGACGCCGATCGAGAAGACGTAGACCACGCCACCGTCCGGGTCCCGCTCAACGGCGATCCGCGACGGGTGCATCGGCAGCAGCCGGACGACCGCCCCGGACTCGTCGCGGATCTTCAACCAAAACGCCTCGCCGTACAGCTCATAGGTGGATGCGGTCCACCGGTAGAAGTGGAACGGCGGCATCACCGTGCTCGGGTTCGCGATCAGCTTCGCGTACGCCGATGTCGTGTCTTTCATCTTCGCGCCCGGACCGGACGTGTCCCACACGTTCAGCGTCAACCGCGCCAGTGCGTTCGAGATCTTGTCGGCGAGGGTGGCTATCGACGGCTGTGCCTGGTACATCCGGGAGTACGTCGCGTACTTTCCCGACAACTCCAGGGTGTCGCGGCCGTAGAAGTAGCCCGTGGACGACGAAATCGGGGTGACCTCACCCAGCGACTGGGGCGCGTAGGCCACCGCCGAACCACCCGAAATGATCATCGGCCCGGCTCTGGCCGCTGCAGGTACGCCACCTCGACGCGAGGCAGGAACAGCTGCCCGTCGACCAGGGTTCGGCCCGTGGCCGTCAGCGCCGCCGCGTCGACCAGCACCAGGGTGAGCTCGTCCGCGGACCGGAGCAGCCCCTCGAAGCTGTCACCGGAGTGCATCGTGACCACGAACCGCGACAGGACGCTCGCGCGGATCAGCCTGTCCGGTCCCCGCATGAGGCCCCCCGTCGCAGGTCACAATCCGTTGATCACCAGGGGCCCGCGCGTCTCGTACACCGACTGTTCGACCGGTTCCCGGGCCATCGCTTCCGAAAGCGCCGTGACCAGGGCGGACACGGCGTCGATCTTGTCGCCGCTCGTTGCCTTGTTCGGCTTCACGTCCCCGGCCGGGTTCATGTCCACCGCCAGGTTGTCGACCATCCACCGCACCGCCGGGTTCCCCCCGTGCCGCAGCAGCGGACGCTGCGCGGTGCCGGCCAGCGTCATCCGCTGGACCTCCTTCAGCGGCGCCGACATCGTCGCGAACCCCTGGCCGACCGGGACCATGTTCAGACCCTCCGCGCTCAGTGAGTTCACCAGCGCCGAGGCGTTCCACCGGTCGTAACCCACCGACCGGACGTCGAAGCGGTCCGCGTCCGCCCGGATCGACGCCTCCACGAACTCGTAGTCCACGACGTTGCCCGACGTCACCGTCAGCAGGCCCTCACGGGCCCACACAGACGCCGAGCCGGCGGTCCGCTTGTCCAGTGCCGCCATGTTGTCCTGCGGCGTCCACAGCCTCCACAGCGCGTCGTAGCCCCCCGTCTCGTCCGGGAACAACCAGCACAACGCGCACAGGTCGGAGGTGGACGCCAGGTCCAGGCCGCCGTACGCCTCCCGGCCCCGCAGCGCCTGCTCGTCGACCATCCCCGCGTTCCGATCCCACGGGCCGAGCTCCAGGAACTTCGTCTCCTGCTTCGTCCGGATCCCCAGGTGCAGGCGCAGGTACTTCGCCAGGTCCGCCGGGCTGTTCTGGGCCTTGCGGGCCTCCGCTGCGAGGAACGCCCGCGACGGGGAGATCCCGAACCCCGGGTTCGCCTTGCGCTGCGTGGCCTCCACAAACGGGTCGTCGGCCTCCTCGGCCGCCCAGATCACCCCGAAGTAGCTCTCATCCGACAGGGCACCCCGGGCCAGGCTCTCGATGTAGGTCCGGCGCTGGTCGTACACCGTGTTTCGCTTACCCGAGTCCGCGGTCGTGATCAGCACGATCAGCGGCTGCGTCCGGGAGCCAGTCCCCGTCTCCAGGGTCTCGACCATGTCCGCGTTCGGGTGGATGTGCAGCTCGTCCACGATCCCGCAGTGCAGGTTCGCCCCGTGCTGCGCGTCCGCCGCCGAGGAGATCACCTCGATGTAGCTGCCCGTCGGCTGGTGGATCACCTTCTTCGCCACGACCTTCACGAACGGCTTCAGCGCCGACGAGGACGCCGCCAGCTTCTTGATCGGGTCGAACACGAACCCCGCCTGGCGCTCCGTCGTCGCCGCCGTCACCACCTGCGCGCCCGGCTCGCCGTCAGCACACGCCATGAACACCGCGACCCCGCCGGACAGAGTCGACTTGCCGTTCTTGCGCGGCACGTCCACGTACAGCTGCCTGATGATCCGCACGTAAGCGTCGGCGTCCGCGTCGAACCGGACCCAGCCGAACACCGGCGCCAGGATGTACGCCACCTGCCACGGGTCCGGCGTCAGCGGCAGCCCGCCGTTACGCGCCCACTTGCCCTGGGTGTGCCGCAACAGACCGAACGACCGCAGCACCCGGTCCACCCGCACCGGGTCGAACCGCGCACCCGGGACCAGCCGAGGCTCCGGTGTCTTGATCCGCGGCGGGCAGTCCGGGTAGGGGATGCCTCGGCTGACGAGGTAGTACACCACCTCGGGCGAGAGCTTCAGCCGGGCCAGCGTCTCCTCGTCAGCCGGCGAAGGGGTTCTCCTCGGCGCCATCGCCGCCGCCCTTCGTGGCCAATGAGTTCTCCGCGGCCGGCGTCAGACCGAACTCCCGGGCCCACGACCGCAGCTGCTGGCCCGCCGCACGACGGATCGCCACCGCCGGATGCGGGATCTCCCCCTGCGCGACCACGATCGTCAACGACCCGTGGGCCGTCAGCGCCTTGGACGCCTGCACGAACTCCGACCACGTCTCGCAGTACGTCGCGAACGCGGCACGGTCCTCCTCCTTGACCAGGTCCAGCCGGGCCAGACCCGGGGACACCCGGCGCCACTCGGCCTTCGCCTCACGGGACAACCACGTCGGCGGAGTCGGCGGCACCCGCTTGAACGCCGGCGGCGCCTTGACCGGCCGGCCGCCGCTGTCGACACCCGCGTGGCGGCCCTTGAGGAGCCGCAGGGCGGCCGGGGCCGCCGAGGGACCAGGCATGAGCCCTCCTCACTCAACTTGAGACGTCGAAAGCGCGGCCACCGGCGCGATGTCCACGGTCACTCTGCGTAGCGATCCTGACCCCCCCTGGGGGGCTGGCCCTTCTGCAGGTGGTGCTGGTGGCACTGGGACATCCACCACCGGGTGTCCCACATCAGCGCGTCGGTGCTGCGGCCCTTGACGTGGTGCACCTCGGTGGCGAGGCGTCCGCACCCCTGGTCTGCGCAGAGCGGGTGCTCGCTGAGCCACTCGGCTCTGGCCTTGCGCCATGCCCGCGTGCTGCCGCCCGTCCACGCGCTGCTCGCCTGCTTGACCCACACGGGGCGGTGGGTGGCGCAGTGGCCGCGCCCATCGGGGGTGGCGCGTGCGTGGCAGCCCGTGGTGGTGCACCGGGAAAGTGGGGCGGTGGGCATCAGCCGACAGCTCCGCCGCGTGGCGTAATCAAAGCACATCGTTGTAGTTCACGCACAGGTCGACTCCCTGTCCCGGCGCGCGTCGGCCCACCGCCTAGCCCGCTCGGCCCGTGGCTGGATGTCGGAGAGCAGATACTCCCACTCGCCGTCATCACCTCGGCGCCGCTGTGCCACCTCGCCACGTGCGCCCCAGTTGCGCACCTGCGCCTTGGTGACGGGCGTGCCGGCAGCCCGCATGGCGTCGGCCGCAGCCGTGGCACCGGCCCACGCCAGCCTGTCGAGCTGGTCCTGCTTGGCCTGGCGCAACGCCGCCTCGTCGTACCCGGTGCCGCAGCCGACGCAGTGGGTGGACCACTCGTGCCGGCCGTTGGCCTCACGCAACCGTCGCATGATCCGTCCGTCGCACTTCGGGCACGGCACCCGCTCGATGACGTCGCGCAGCAGCGGTGATCCGGGTGCGCGTTGCAGCCCGTGCCGCAGCCCACCGAGCTCGTTGGCCAGCTCGTCCACCCACGGCTGGGCAGCGATCCACGTGACCCGCTGGCGCAGCCACCGGCACAGCTGCGTCACCGCGGTCCCGTCCGGCCCGACGTCCAGGCCGGCGTCGTCCGCCGCCTCGGCGTCCCGTTCCTCCCAGACCAGGCGCACCCACGACGTGAGCACGACGGGCACGTCGGCGCACACGTCGATCAGGTCCAAGCTCACCGGTTCGCGGCTGCCCGGCCGGTTCGGGTTCCGGGCTTGGGAGCCGACTTCGCGGACAGCGGGTTGCGCGGACAGGAACACCACGGCCCGCTCGATGTCGTTGAGCAGGTGGAGCAGGTGATTGGCACTGACAACAGGCTCGGTCACAGCAGCTCCTCCGGGATCGGCTCGGTGTCGGGCACGCCGCAGAGGCGGGCTTCCTCGCGGGCCGCGTTGATCGGGCCCATGACGGCACCTCTCGTAACCCTTTCGACGGACAATGCGTAGAGCGAGTGGCGGTTGGTGCAGTGGTGCCCGCAGTTGTTCCTGTCGATAAACTCGAGCGCCTTGTGCGCCACGCCCTGGGTGGTGTGCAGCCGGACCGTGAAGTGGTCACACAGGGAGATCGTCGCGTACCTGCCTATTCCGGCTACCCAGTCGGCCCGGGGCCAGCGACACTCTGCGGCGGCGTGCCAGCTGCGGTGGCGGTGGGTGCAGACGGCGGTCACAGACGGGGGCTTATGGGCGACGACCGGCGACGGGGGGGATGGGCGAGCACCCCCGTGTTCGTCGCCCATGCCCCCGAGGGGAGGGGGCGATGGGCGACGCTCACGTTCGCCCACCCCTTGGGCGACGGTTGGGCGACGGTTGGGCGACGGTTCGGGCGTGTCGTCACGGTGCTCTCAGCGGGTCCATGCCGTCGGTGTAGACGACCACGTTGTGGTGCTTGAGCCCATTCCCGGGGCCTTCCTTGCGGGCCTCGACATAGCCTGCAGCGACGAGTGTCGCGAGTGCTTCGCGCTTTCCGTCGGTGTTTCCCTTGACGCATTCCTCGATCTCCTTCTTGAGCGCTCCGGGGTTGCCGAGGACGAACGCGGCGATGCGTTGCATGAGGAAGGTGGGGACGAACCGGCGAGCACCTTCGACGATGGGCTGCTCGTCGGGTCCGTTGAGGATGGCGACGATGACGCCGGGGGTGGTGGAGTCCACGACGAGACGGGCGGTCTCCTGGGTGCGGTCTCCGGCGCGTGGGGACCCGCTGTGGGGTCGGACGCCGCCGGGTCGGTCCTTGGCGACGCGGATGCTGACCTCGCCCTTGAGCCCGCGTCCCAGCTCGGAGATGACCTCGAACAGGTAGCTGCAGCCGCTGATCCCCGCGAGCTTGGCCTGGGAGCCGATGGCGAACCGGCCGCGGGTCTCGGCGTTCTTGGTGACGTGGTCGATCTGGATGACGGCGGCGCCGGTCTTGCGGGCGATGGGGTCGGGGACGGCTCGGCGCCAGGCGGCGATGTCGTCGGTGCTGTCGCTGCTTCCACGGAGGGACTGGTGCCCGACGCTGTCGGTGACCCCGTCGACGACGGCGAGGGTGTAGGTGGCCTTGAGCAGCTGGACGTAGCCGGCTTCGGCGACGGTGGCGGCCCGGTCGGGTCGGCGGTAGTCCAGGTGCGCAAGTATCTGCGCGGGCTCGACGCCGAGCTCAAGCATCCGGCCGGTGACGAGCCGTTCGTCGGTCTCGTAGTCCAGGTAGAGGACGTCCTGGTTGTCGATGAGGCAGCGGGCGGCCATGATCTGCGCGGCGAAGCTCTTGCCGCTCTCGGGTTCGCCGTGGAAGTCGTGGACACGACCGGGGTAGAGCAGGGCGTGGCCGTCGACCCGTTCCATGAGAGTGGGGAGCTCCGGTTCGACGTCGCCGGCCAGGACCGCGGTGAGGTCGATGCGGTCCCAGCCGTTGACCTCGGTGGACAGCTCGCGGCCGGCTGGTCGGGCGAGCTCCTGCACCCGGTCCAACACGGCGGGCAGCCGCTCCGGGTCGGTGGTGGCGATCTGCACGGCCCGGGTGAGCTGGCTGAGCAGGTCCCGGTGCCGTCCTCGCTGGCGGATCTGCGTGGCCCACTGGAGGGCCTGTTCGTGGGTGACGGGGAGGTGGTCGATGCTGGCGCAGCCGAGCAGCCAGAGCGGGTCCACGGTGGGTCTGGCGCCGCGTAGGGCGGTGGCGACGCCGAGGGTGTCGCAGGTGCCGGTGCGGACCCAGGTGTCGGCGGCGACTGTCCAGGCGTGGGCGGCGGCGGGGTTGGTGAAGCCGCTGGGGTCGCCGAGGGTGTCGATGAGGGCGTCGGCGCGGTCGGGGTCGGTGGTGGTGAGCAGCGCCCCGAGGGCGCCGCGTTCGAGCTGGTCGCGGATCACGTTGTCGGCGCTCTGGTCGGTCACGTCTGGCTCCCACCGGCTGGGGACAGGTCTGAGCCGGTGGGCTGGTGCGTCGTCGTGGTCGGCGCTCACTCGGGTGGCCGGTTCTGGGCCGCGAGGACGTGGCCGACGATGACCAGCGCCTGCTGCTCGGAGAAGCCCTCGGCCATCAGGGCAACGAAGATCTGCCGTAGCGCACTGGCGGCCTGTCGGATGTCGGAGCTGGGTTCGGTCGGTCCATTGCCGCTCACGCCGCCTCCCCCTTCTCCCGCGCGGCTCGGACGCATCTGCTGCACCTGCCGCCGAACGGCCCGGGCATCGGACAGGCCCCGTCGTGTGCGCTGCACCCGGTGCACCCGCAGGGCTTCCTGCGCGTGGGGGCCTTGGTGCGGGCTCTGCGTGCGATCTCGGCGATCGCACGGGCCTGGGTGGGGGCGACACACACGTCGCGGCCGTTCGGGCCCACGACCACCCACTGATGGCCGACCAGGGTGGTGTCGCGGCGGACGGACCAGCGGGCGGTCATGCGTTGCCCACTCGGGTGGCCTCGGCGATGACGGCGTTGATGTTGAAGTCGCCTCCGAGGAACAGCAGGGTGGTTGGCGAGTTCCTGCTCAGGTTTCGATTCCGCCCGCCCAGCCAGAGTGCGACGCCCTCGGCGGTGTAGGTCTGGCGCAGGTCGAGGATCAGTTGCCGCCGCTGCGGGTCAGTCAGTCGCTCAGCCAGGAGGTCGGCCGTGGTCGCGGGCAGGGTGCGGATGACCGCGACGACCGGGTCGTCCTTGGCGCTCATGCGACGCCACCAAAGATGTCGAGCTGGTCCGGCTTGCTCGGAGGTCGCGGCTGCGTCCGATGGGTTGACGGCTCGACAACCGCAACCGGCGTACGGCGCCCACTCGCCACAGGGTCCAACGTGACCTCGCACGGACAACGCTCACTGAGCGGAACCCCGACGGTCGACCCGCACCCGCGAACCCAGGACATCTCGTACCGGTTGCTGTGCACCAGCAACAGGTGCCCGCAGTCGCATCGCGGACCGAGGTCGGTGCTCATGCCGCCCCGTCCGGGTCGATGTCCCGCCAGGTCCGCCAGCCGACAGGCCCGCGGGCGTCGTGGCAGGGGCCGGCGTGCACGCACTGGACGCGCCCGGTGGGGTTGCGTTCGCTCCGCACCCACTCGGGTCGGAGCTGGTCGGTGGGCATGGTCCGGTCGCACACGCAGCAGGTGCCGGTGGTGGTCATGCGGCCAGCCCCATCACGTCGCGGTTCAGCAGCAGGCGGTAGGCCGCCTCGGCCTGCTGGGGGACGACGCCGTTGCCGAGCAGGGTGAGCTGCTGTGCGCGGGTCAGTCCGGGCACAGCGGTGACCCAGCCCTCGGGGAGCCCGAGCATCCACTCGACGAACGCGGGTGAGAGCTGTGCTCCGCCTCGTCGTCCCAGAGCGGTGGGGTCAGGTGCGTCTCGTCCGAGGACGGCGGTCCAGCGGGCGATGGCGGGGGCGTAGGGCCCCCATGCCACACGTCCGAGAGTGTCGTTCCTGCGTGGTGCTTCGAGCCCGCCGACCGACCCGCCGTCGAGTTCCGGGAGGCCCGCACGTCCCCGACCGTCGGCGTCGGCAACAGCTGGCCGATCTCGTTGAGCGGCAGGCCGTTCGTTCTGTCCCGCGAGTCCCCGGGGGCGTGACGGTCGTGCACTGTCGGCGTCGGCAGCAGCGATGAAGCAGCGGTTCCGTCCGTGGGGAGCTCCGACGTCGGACGCGCGTAGGCACATCCATTCCGTGTCGTACCCGAGCTGGGCCAGGTCACCGACGGCTCGGGCAAGTTCCCCAAAGGCAGCGATGGATGCCACGTTCTCCAGCAGGACGAGTCCGGGTCGTAGGTCGCGAACGGCTCGGGCGATGGCCGGCCAGATGGCTCGTTCATCGGCGGCCCCCTTCCTCTTGCCTGCGAGTGACCAGGGCTGGCAGGGCCAGCCGGCGGTGAGGACGTCCACGGGTTCGACTCCTGCCCAGTCGGTGACGGTGAGGTCCCCGTGGTTGGGGGTGTCGGGGTGGTGGTGGGTGAGCAGTGCTCGCGATGCGGGCATGGGGTCCGCAAACCACGCGAAGGCGCCACCAATCACGGCCTGCGCGGCCATGTCCAGGCCGCCGTAACCACTGCACAGGCTGCCGATGCGGGTCACAGCCGCCACTCCCACACGGCCCAGCCGTTGGTGAGGGCCAGCCACAGCAGGTCCCCGGGGGTGACGTCCTGGGGGAGGCGGCCGTCGGTGAACAGGTGCACCCCGGCCTCGAGGAATGCCTGGTCGACCTCCTGGGAGCAGATGCGCCGGTCCTGTCGGGCGACGATGTCGCGGACGAGCTTGGGTCGGATGCCGTACTGCAGCGCCCCGGCCGCGAGCAGGTCGACCCAGCTGTAGAGGTAGCGGGGTATGCGGTCGGCGTCGTTGAGGGCGGCTTTCGCGACCCGCCTCCGGACGGCGATCGATTGGGTGGGCCGGATGATGAGCACCCGGTCGCCGTTCGGCCTGTCAAGGCTGCGGACCCGGGTGACGACGCCTTGGCTCAACGCTTCGACGGCGTAGAACAGGCCGAGTTCGCCGGTGTGCCCGGTGACGATCCCGGCGTGGTTGACGGGGCTGCGGGTGATGGCGCGGATGAGTGTGGGCACGATGCCGGTGCCGCGGGTGAGCAGGATGTCCCCGGGCTGGGGGGTGCGCGCGGTCATGCCATCTCCCCGGCCTTGGCTGCCCGCCGCCGTCGGCTCATCCGTCGTCCGGGGGTCTCCCCGCCGATGACCCCGACCACGTAGTAGGGGTGGGTGCGCATCTTCTCGACGCGGTCCCCGTAGTCCCGGCAGCGCTGGAGGACCGGGCAGTCGGCGCAGACGGCGAGCCCGGCGGCCTCGTCCTGGGTGGGTGTGTCGGCGGCGTGGCTGGCGGCCAGGTCGCTGAAGAACAGCTCCGGGTCGGCGCTACGGCAGGCGGCGTCGGCCATCCAGGACTCGCCGGTCGGCACGCTGAGTCCGTGGGTGGACCGGTCCGGGCCGACGAGACGGGTGCGGGTCATGCGTCTCCGCTCCAGCCGGCCTCACGGAGAAGTCCAGCTGCGGACGACAGCCGCTGCACGGCCCACCAGTCCCCGACCCGGGTCACACCGATGCCTTTGGGCTTGACGACGAGCAGGCCGACAGCGGCGGCGCTGTTGGCCACCTCGGCGTCCAGCTCGCGGAGCCACTCCGGGATGGCGAGTCGTGCATGGGCTTTCACCTCAACGCACAGGCCGGGGATGCCCGTCAGGTCACCCTTGTCCGCGATCCCGGCGAGAGCTCTGCGCTCGGCGTAGGGGAAGCCGTTGTCCCGCAACCAGGTGGCGACCGCGGTCTCGGCAGCCGTCCCTTTGGCTTTGGCCGCGCTCACAGAAGGAAGCTCACGATCGACAGGGCGATGGAGACCAGCGACATCACGATCGCGGCGATCGCCAACCGCTCATTGGCGCTCACTGCTCGCCGCCGAGCCCGAGCCGGGCCCGCGCCTCGGGTGGGAGGATGACGTCGCAGCCGCGCATTTCCTCGTCGATCTCCCAGCCCGCGGTCGTCGTGATGCAGACCCATCGACCGTTCGCTAGGCGGCGGTACAGGTCGTCCTTCCGTTGCCTGATCTGGCCCCTCACCATCGGCGGGTCAACCGGCTCGGGCGGGTCCAACTCGTCGGCGCGGGCCAGGAAGCGGTCGCATTCGTCCATGCGCCAGACATGACCGTCAAGGCCGGTTCGCCCAGCGCCTTCTGCCCGTAGCACGGCCGCCCCGACCTTCGGGTCCTTCGCCAGCTCGGCCGGGTCGGTGGGAGCGGTGCTCTGGCGTGCGGTGGCAATGATCGGCGCGACGTACCGCTCTACAGCGACGCCGATGGCAGGGATGCTGGGTCTGCCCAAACCAAGGGCGTCGACCCATGCGTTGCGGATCACCAACTGCAGCGTGGTCAGGTCCAGCACCGGCTCGACGGCGACGGGCGGGGCTGTCTCCTGCTGCGCCGCGGAGGTGACCGGGGTCCAGTCGGCGACGTCCTCGTGGGTGCGGGCGATCCCGTCGCTGCACCGCCAACCCGGGACGGTCCCGCGCGTGCCGAGCCCAACCGCGACCGTGCCGTCGCTGGCCCGGAGCATCCCAGGCAGATCCGGGTCGGGCCAGGCGAGCCCGGCGGTGGCGATCCGGACGACGCGCAGCCAGGCGTCGTTGAAGCCCACCCCGCATGCCCAGGCCTGGCGGGCGGCGTCGGCGCGCTTGTCGAGGTCGGGCAGGTCGGCGGTCATGCCGCGGCCTTGTCGAGCGCGCCGAGGTAGCGGCGCATGTCGGCGACGGTGGCGTTCCCGGCGTCGACTTTGGTGATGGCGGCGAAGTTCTGCTCGACCTCGGTGGAGCTCCACTCGGGTGGGACGCGCTTGAGGATCTGCTGCCACAGCTCATCCGGGTCACCGGATGGCTCGACGGTTCCTGTCCCGCTTGATGGTGGTGAGCCGAGCGGCTGGCCGGTGATGCGTGCACGCGCCTCGCGGCCTGCCTTGGCGACCCGGTCGGATTTGGAGGACGCCCGCCACAGCTCCGTCAACTCCGCGTCGGTGGTGGCCGACAGAAGCAGCTCAAGCGTGGTGGCGTCGTCTCGGCCGACCTCGGCACCTAGGGCCGGCGCGGAATGCTGGGGGCTGACGGCGATGGCGGCCTGCACCTGACCGGTGAGCAGCTGCGCGGTGGTGTGCCCGCGCAGCTCCACCGCGACCACGGGGAACTGCTTGGTCTGCCCGTTCGCGACCCGGGTCCGCTGCTCGATCCGCAGCGCGACCGGGACCATCGTGGCGCCGCCGGTTGCGGACCGGATCATGTCGACGGTCGCGGCGATCTCGTTGGCGGCGTGGAAGCTGTGGGTCTCCAGGCGGAACACCCCGAAGTCGGGCATGTCGGGGAGGATGACGTTCAGCCTCGAGGTCGCCGAGCAGACGACGCCCTTGCGCTGCTCGAACCAGCTGTCCCCGAACTGGGCGCGGCACAGGCACGGGCTGTCCGTGAGGGACTCGGTTTCGCCGTCGCAGCGGCGGTCGCAGCCCCCACCGGACCACAGCTCGTAGGCCTGGCTGAGCGGGTCCCCGGGCGGGAGGATCGCTTCCAGGCTTGACGCTTCGGTGACGACCCGCCACTGCTGGGCGCCGTTGCCGAGGGGCTGCCACTGCTCTGGTCGGCCGCCGAACAGGTCCCCGGCGGCGCGGACGTAGTGCTCGGCGTGGCTGGTGAGCACCCACGTCCCGGACCTGACCGGGCGGGGTTTGGCGCCGGACGTGTCGGTGAGCCCTGTGCGCAGACGCCCAAGTTCCCGAGCTTGTCGCTGGAGGGTGGCGATGCGGGTCACCGAGCACGCTCCATCAGGTAGGCACGCTCGATCAGATAGGCGCGGTTGGCCGCGCGCTGAGGATCGGACGGTGGCGGCGAATCGTCTACGTAGCGAGCGATCCGCAGGAAGTCCCTACGGCTGACGTGGCTGACGACCCAGACGCACAAGCGCGTCTGCCAGTCTGGTGCTCTCGTCACTGGTCGCCCTCACCATCGGCCTGGTCGAGGATCTCGCCGGTGGTCGGGTCGAGACGGCCGAACACGTCGGCCAACTCCTGCTCGACGTCCAACGGCAGCACCGTCTTGCCTGTGCGCGACTCGAACGCCCGGTTCGCGATCCGGCCGAGTGCGGCCCGGTCGTCGTCGCGGCCGATCGGCTCGATCCGCCGGACCCGGAAGGTCGGCACGTCCTCGCCGCTGTCGACGTCGTGCGTGATCGCCTTGCAGTCGAGGACGACGACCGCGACGATCTTGATGTCCGAGTCGGCGACAGCAGCCTCGGCAACGACGCCGAGCCCGTTCATCTCGTCGGCCTTCGGCAGTGCGCTCGCCATCTTGACGGTGTGCTCGCTCATGCCGCGTTCTCCGCTTCGGTGTGGGCGTGGGTGATGTCGGGGAGCGCGTCTCCGCGCAGAGCCTTGACGGCGGGCTCGGAGCAGTGCTCCGCGACGCCCTTCGCGGCGAGGAACATCTGGTAGGCCTCGTCGTCGGCGACCATCGGGTAGACGGCGTACCCGCGGGGGTAGCCGGCGTCGGGGCGGACGTGCACGACGACGGCACGCTCGATGCCCTGTGGGAGCTCGACCTTGGTGCCGTCGCGTAGCCACCCGGCTTCGGCGCGGCGGTAGGCGGCCATCTGCAAGCCGGCCTCGCCGTACACGCCGCGGCCGGTCTTGTAGTCCACCAGGCTCAGCCCAGGGCCCAGCAGAGGCAGCGACCCAATCCCGTCGAGGGTGCCGGCCCAGCCGTCGGTGAGGTTCGCGACGACCAGCTCGGACGCCTCCCAGTCGGGGGCGTAGTCGGCGAGGAACCGGGCGTGCGCCGAGACGAAGTGCATCGCGTCCTCGGGCACGTCGGGTGCGGGCTCACCGAGAGCGGTGGCCTCGAAGTACCGGTGCAACAGGGACCCGAGCTCGGCGGCGGTGTCCCGCTTACGTTCGGCGGCGCGCTTGAGGTGGTCGACCATCGCCTCGCGGGCCGGGGCCCCGCGCATCCGGGCCAGCTGCGGCGCGGACTCCACTGCGGCGAGCGCGACCTCCTTAGCGGCCCAGTGCATGAGCGCCGGCTTGGGGATCCCTTTGCCGAGGATCGTGGTGACCGACAGGAGCTTCTGCCCGTCGATGGCGTAGTAGCCGCTGCGGTCCCGCTTCGGCTGCGCGGGAGCGGTGCTCTTGCGGACGGTCATCGTGGCTCCCGGCCGCTGGTGTACTCGACCATCGATCGCATCTCGGCGTTGCTGAGCCCGTCCGGGTGGTCGTCGTCCCACTGCTGCATCTCGGCGGCCCGGTCGTACTCGTCCTGCTGCCGGTCGAGGTCGTCCCATTTCTGCAGTGCGGCGTCGAGGTCGGTGACGGCCTGGCGGAGCAGGTCGAGGACGACGCCCGCGCGGTCCTGCACGGGCCCGGCGGGCATGAACCCGTGGTGCCGGTCCAGGCGGGGCACGGCGTTCTTCATCTGGTGCAGGGTTTCCTCGGCGACGGCGAGGTACCCGCCGAGATCGGTGCTCACTTCGCGACGTCCCACTCGTAGTCGTTACCGTTGAACCAGAAGGTGACGGGCGTGTCGATCCCGATCGGGGTGTTGTCGGGACCGCACTCGTTCAACGCGTCCCACAGCAGGATCTGGCAGGCGCCCTTGTCCGCCCGCGGGTGCTCCCGCTCGTCACCGTCCGGACCGTCGTTGGAGTAGCAGGGCCAGCCCTCGGCCCCGCAGCCCGGCTCGACACACGCAACGCGACAGTCGGCTCCGGGCTCGGACTGGCAGGCGAAGTTCAAGTTGGTCCTGTCGCGGTCGTGGACGGCCGTGACCGTGTGGTGCATCGTTGGCGCGCTCACTGGGCACCGTCCACGGCGTACGCGGCGCGGAGAGCGACGCGCATGTCGTCCAGAGCGTCTGAGGCGACGGCGATCCATGTGGCCAGCGCTGCCTCGACCGCCACGTCGCTCGGCTCGGCCCGCGTGGGCAGGCCGACATGGTGGTGCCGCAAGGCGCGCAGTACCGCGACCACGATCCTGGTGCCGCCGATGGTTGACCACGAGTAGCCGTTGGTGAGGGCCGCGTCCTCGGCTGCCTGCCATGCCTCTCGGACCTGCTCTTGGTCGTCCGGGTCGATCGGTCGCAGCGGCGCGGGCACGACGGACAGGGCCAAGCGGGTGTCGGCCAGCGCCTCGCGTGTCGGCGTCCGGCCACCGCACATCTCGCGGGCGCCCGCCTCGACCAGCTCGGGCACGTCAGCTGCGGTGCGCGCGGTCATCGTCCGACCGCCCGTCGGAGCCACCGGCGCAGCCCGGCGAGCAGGGGCGTGGGCGGGGTGTCGTCGTGGCGGCGGGCCTGCTGGTGGTCGACGGGGGAGGTGTTCTCCCAGCGGGCGGTCACCGGAACATCGCCCAGAGCAGCGGGCCGCCGAGGGCGGCGATGCACAGGCCGCCGAGCAGCATGGCGGCGGCTTCGCTCAGCCGGTCACGGCGGGAGCGGGGGTGGGGATGGGTCATCTCGTACCCTTCTGGTGGTTGCAGCCGTTCGCGTCCTCCCGGCAAGAGCGGGCGCGGCGGCTGCTGCTTGCTCAGCGGGCGGATGCGCCCGGAGCGGTCGTGCTGGTGTGGTCCTCCGAGGTGGTGGGGGCCGCCAGGGAGGCGTCTCGGGTCCCGCCGGCGAGGGTCTGCTCGGCGGCGATCACGCGGCGTTCCATCGCGGCGAAGTCCCCGCGGATGGCGTTGCGCTGCCGCTGCACCTCGGCGTGGTCCAACCTGAGCTGGACGACCTGGTTGCGCAGGGTCGCGATCGTGGCGCTCGCCTTGCGGTGTGCGGCCCACCCGCTCTCCGCGTACTCCGTGGCTCGGGAAAGGTCATCCCAGAGTTCGGCGTTCGTGGGGTGCCGGTGCCGCGCCCGGTGCCAGGCGCGGGCCAGTCGATCGACGATCGGGTTGTAGCGGTCGGCGGGGCCGGCGGCGTTCACGCGACGGCCTCGGCGGGGAGGAGCTGGCGGGCGGTGGTGTTCAGCAGGGCCGCGATCGACGCCAGCTCGGACGGCCGGAACTCGACGTCTCCAGCTAGGCGGCGGTGCATCGCGGATCGTGAGATGCCAGCGGCATCGGCAAGTGCGGGCGCTCCAACTCGGCACGCGCCCATCGCGGCTCGCACGTTTCGTGCGACTGCGTCATCGGGACTGTGCATCATGGAGCGAGACTGTACTCCTGTGAGCGATACGTCAAGAGGCCACGACACACCTGTGACCACGGCCACGTATCACTCCGCGACGCGATCAACCGCTGAGCGGGTTGACATCTCGGCTGGATGCACACCACGATGAGCCCATGACCACGATGCAGGTACCGCCGATCCGAACCGCCCTCGCTGCGGCGATCAAGGCGGAGATGGCGGGCCAGGACGTCAGCCAGCGCGAGATGTCACTACGGCTGAAGCAGGACCCCAACTGGCTGAACCGCCGGCTGAAGGCGAAGGTGCCGCTCACGATCGATGAGGTGGACACCATCGCTGGGCAGCTGAAGGTGTCGGTGGGGGCACTGCTGGCAGCGGCGAGCGAGCGTCTGCGCCGGACGACTCTCGATTAGAAGTCGGCTGCTCTTTCCGCTGAGCTACGGGGGCGCGTCTCCATGGTG